CAAAGCGGTATTGAGTTAATAAACCAACAACTAGGTAATATCGAAACGATACTAGATAATATCCATTTATCAGTAGTATGTTATCCGCCGAACAATAGAAGTTATGACATAGATAATAGACTTAAGCCAATACTTGATACATTGCAAGAATCACGAGTAATAGACAACGATTCACAAGTGCAGCAACTAGCGGTATATCGGGGGTGTGTAGTCAAAAACGGCGCTGTTTATGTTGTGATACGTGAAGCGGGGTTTGTTATCCCGAACACTGACGCAGGCAGGTCATTAGTCTAAAATCTAGCGGGGTACAAGGCGCGAAAATGCCCTACCCTAGGCTACCCTACGTCTAAGCGGGAAAACAGGCTTAAACCGCCTTATTTTAATAGCGATTCGCTATTATTACAGACAAAAGAAAGCCTGATAAAAATCAGGCTTAGAGTGATTTAGCGCATTAGTTTATAACTGTTTAATAGAGTACAAATAGTCAATTTGCATTTGCACTATCTTGATAATGCGTAAGTCTTTTAATGTCACAAGCTCACGCTCTAGCTGTTGTATAAGGTGTTCAATAGTCATATAATTCTCTTTAATGAATCTTCAAGTTCATCAATCATACGCTTCTCACTTTCAATTGCACTGTTATAAGTTTTAACTATTTCTTGCATCTTTTCTAGTCTGCTTTCGCGCTCGCGCGAAAGCTCTTTAAATAATGCGCATAATTCTGCGGTATGCTGTATGTTCATAGTGTCGCCTCAATTAAAGTTTCAAATAGAGGGCAGTTTTTACACTGCCCCGAAAAAGTTATTTACTGTACATTTCGTGAATTGCATTAAAAGCGGCGACTCGGGCGAGAAATATTCGCATTGTCGCTTCCTTTTTGCTTTGCTTGCTGCCGTGTTCGGCGATAAATTCCCGCACTTGTTGCTCGGTCTTTATGCCTGTTTTGCAAAATGCGTTCAGTTTGTCATCGAATGAATCGCCCCTTGAACCCGTGCGCGTAACTTTGACATCAAGTAACGTAACAATCGCCTGAAGAATTGCTTTGTCTCGAATCTTGAACAAGTCTCTGCAATACATTTTAAGAGTATTACCTCTAATCCCTTGCGCAACTAAGCGGCGCGCTTCGGTTACTTGTTCTGGGGTCAAGTAATCATCAAGTGTTTTAGGTGCGTTGCTCTCAGGTTTTGCACTGTAGCCTGATACCTTTTGTTTGCGTGCAATTGCTTGATTCAATTGCTCAGCGGTAAAGGGACAACCTTTATCTGATTGTGTCTTAGCTTGCTCGCGCGTCATGCCTTCAATCAGAGTCAAATACTTTCTATAGATTGCGCCGAGTGCTTGTTGTTTAGTTGTGTCATTTGTGTTTGTGTTTGTGTTCATGAGTTTTAGTTCCTAAGTTAAGAGTTAATGTTAATGTTAAGGCAATTCAGGATAATAAAAATCACTCCCTTCATTGAATTCATTTAATAATACAGGCGTTATGCTGATAACTCTTGCATTATCTTGCTCAGGATAAGCGTAGTTTTCAGGATGTAGCGTGATGTCAATCGCAGTTTCGATTAAATAATTAATCAGTGCGGGCAGGTCATTCGTCATTGCTCGTAAGTGATTTGATAGTTTGACGCTGTAATAAGTAGTCATGATATTAGTTCCTAAGTTAAGTTAATGTGTTTTCCTGTTTAAGTTAAAGGTTAAAGTAATTCAATTCAGGATAGTAAAAGTCACCCCCTTCGTTGTATTCATCTAATAATATTGCGTCGATGCTAACAATATGTGCATCGTCAATTGATAGGTCTATCAAATAGTTTATCAGTGCAGGTAGATCATTAGTCATTGCTTGCAATTGATTAGTTAGTTTGACTTTGTAATATTTGTTCATTGTATTATATCCTGTGTTTAAGTTAGTGATTAAGTTTTAAGCTATCTTTTAAGCTTGATTAATTCTACCGAAAACTTTTAATGATGTCAATCTTTTTGTTCAATACTTTTGCATTGATTGTAATTTAGCTTGCATGTTAACTGATATATATAATGATATGTGTCGGATGGAAGCGATTCGATACTAAATGCAATGTTAGTAGACACTATATAGCGTAGCACGTGCGCCTTAAGCGGGAAAAAACCATGGAGGCAGGGGTCAGGGGGAGTTTTGAAAGCTAGGCTCTACACCAATCGACTCACGCAAATCTCAAAAAATTTTTAAAAAAATTTTTCCCCTTCAATAACTTACAAAAAAATTGACACGATTGAGGAAATCTGTTACCCTACTCTTAATTAGAACAAACCCAGAACAAAAGAAAATGGCAATCGCAAGCAAAGGTATTTACAGAGAAATTGATCTGAATACAATGCAATACTTTGATATTATTACTTTAAATGAAGTCGAGTGCATGGCAGCGGGTCTTGAACCAGATGAAGTTTTAGCTTACTATGGCTTAACAATGCCAGAAGTCGAAGCGGCAAAGCAAGACTACTTTTACTTTTGCAGAGCATACAACAAAGGGCGCACAGAAGCAAAGCGGAAAGCGGTACAATCATTGTTCCAATCAATGGGCGGCCAAAAGGGCAAAGAGTCCAGTATCTGTTACCTGAAACATTTTGGTTCTGAAACTTGGAAGAAAAGTGAGGAAGCAGACGGTCAAGATAATAATTTTAAATTCACTGTAACTTTACCTAATAACACGGATTATTAATGTATACGCAAATACCAACAACATATGGAATTGGATATATTTATGTTCGATACGAACAAAGAATATCTACTAATGAAAGAGATTAACTATATCGCTAATCCAACAGGCGCGTTATTTCACACTGACGACAGCATGGTTCGTGCAATTATGGGGCCATTCGGAAGCGGTAAATCTGTTACTTGTGTAGTTGAACTCTTAATCAGAGCGCACCAACAAGAGCCTGATGAAAATGGCGTTAGGCGCACACGCTGGGCTATTATCAGAAACACCTATAGGCAACTCCTAGATACCACTATGGAGACCTTTTTCGAGTGGGTTCCAAAGTCAGCTGGAGAGTACCAAGCGGGAAACATGAAGTTCATAATGCGCCAAAAATTGACAGATGGCACTTCACTCGAAGCGGAATTTATTTTTCGCGCATTGGATAAGCCTGATGATGTCAAAAAACTTTTATCCTTAGAGATAACTGGCGCTTTTCTTAACGAAGTTAGGGAAATTCCTCGTGTTATTGCTGATGCAGTTAGCGGTCGTCTTAGATTCCCTAAGACAGTCAAACGTGATGGTAAAAAGATATATGGAGCAACATGGCGTGGAGTCATAATGGACACCAACCCGCCTGATTCTGACCATTGGTTCTACAAAGTCTTTGAAGAAGAAAAGCCAGAAGGATACAAACTATTCAAGCAGCCTTCTGGTGTTGCACCTAACGCTGAAAACCTTAACAATCTTGAAGACTCGTATTATACTGATATGATGCGTGGTAAAACAAAGCAATGGGTTGACGTCTATGTCCATGGCACTTATGGCTTTGTATCAGATGGCTCACCTGTTTACCCTGAATATAATGATGACCTGCACTATACAGATGCGCCAGTTAATCTATCAGCAAAATGGTCTTTGTTCATTGGTATAGACTTTGGTCTCACACCAGCAGCGGTAATTGGTGTTAAACAGTCTTCTGGCCAGATTCTCATTGTGGATGAGCTTGTAACATTCAATATGGGAGCAACATCCTTTGGTAAACTTCTTCACGAAAAGCTAAGTTCGCACAAATATTCTATATTCTCTGATATAGAAATATATGGAGACCCTGCTGGTGAACAGCGCGCCCAGACAGATGAAATGACACCTTTCCTCATTCTTGCCAACAATGGTCTTACTGTGTGGCCAACTTATACAAACGATTTTACAATTCGCAGAGAAGCAGTAGCAAACTCACTGACTACACTTGATTTTACTGGAAAACCTTCTCTTATGATTTCATCTGGCGCACCTATGCTTCGCAAAGCTATGGGTGGAGGATACAAATACAAAAGATTGGCCGTCGCAAACGAAGATAGGTTTAAAGAAGTTCCCGATAAAAATCAATATTCCCATGTAGCAGAAGCGGCACAATATCTAGTTTTGGGCGCTATTGGCTCATCCAATACAATAGGAGGCTCTAACCACAAAAAATTGGATTATTCACGTACATTAAGAGGAATAAGGTAATCTTATATGAAACAAAAAATAGACGAAGCCTTTGTTCTTTCTGTAATCAACAACGAGTTGGAACAAACTCTATCGTTTTCTCCAAATAACTTTTCAAGCGGGACATCTATTGATATAGAGACTCCTCTTAATTATTATCTTGGAAAACCTGATGGAACAGAAGTCGAAGGTCGCTCACAAGTTACCTCCACAGACGTTGCAGACTGTATAGAGTGGATTATGCCTTCTGTGATGGAAGCTTTCCTTGGCTCGTCTGATTGCGTTTCATTTGACCCTGTTAATCCTGAAGATGAAGAACAAGCGGATTTGGAAACAGAGTATGTGTACGACGTTTTGATGAAGAAAAATGATGGTTTTGTCATTATTCACCAAATGACAAAAGACGCACTTCTGCAAAACAATGGCATTAGCAAAGTTTATTACACTAAAGAAGAAAAAATTGAAACTGTTTCTTATTCTGGTCTTACCCAAGAGCAGCTACACTTACTAGTAAACACAAAGAAAGACATAGAGATTTTCTCTTTAAAAGAAGATGTAACTGACTTTGGTACTTTTTATGATGTTCAGTTTAAAAATACTTGTACATATGGTAAAATAAATGTTGAGTCTGTGCCTTTAGAAAATATAAAAATTAATAGTGACCACAACTCTATTAATTTGACTAATGCGAGGTTCGTTTGCCATGAAATGGTCAAAACTTACACTGACCTTATTAATTTAGGCATACCTGAGAAGACCATAAAAGATTTGCCTTTTGCTAATAGCTATCGCAATTCGTTTAGACAAGAAGCTCAAAATGAGTCTATTTTAAGCTCGCGTAGCTCTGTTGATATGACTATGCAAGAGTATGACTTGCAAGAGTCTTATTTATATATGGACTATAACAATGATGGCATCGCTGAGTATGTTAAAGTCACTACAGTAGGCGAAGGTACACCAACGCACCTTATTTCTGTTGAGCCGCTTCCTGATGGCTCTCCATGGGTAGGTTGTACTGCTATTTTAATGTCTCACAAGTTTAGAGGCTTGTCTATTTACGATAGAGTAAAAGAAATACAAGATCAATCAACAGCGGTATTACGGTCTACTTTAGACAACTTTTATCTTCAAAATAACCAAGAAAAAGAAGTTGTGCAAGCTCTTGTTGTTGATATAGATGAACTGCTTACTTCTACACCTGGTGGCATTAAGCGTGTTAAGCAAGCTGGCGCAATTAACCCTATCCCTGTACAAGCTTTTACAGACTCGCCTATCCTACTAATGCGGTATTTAGCAGAAATGAAAGCTGGGCGCACGGGTGTTTCTGCCGATGGTCCTTCTGCACCTCAGAATATTGGTGACAGAGTAGGCTCACAGGGGGTTGCGCAGCTAATGACAGCTAAAGAAGCACTTTCTGGTCTTATTATTCGTGTCTTAGCTGAAACAGGTCTTAAGCCACTTTACTTAAAAATAAGAAACTTGGCTCATAAGCACATTGATACAATTGAAGACTATAAATTTAAAGGAAGATGGGTTCAAGTTAACCCTTCTGAGTGGATTCCTAGAAGCTTAACTACTGTAAAAATAGGCTTAGGTGCAGGTAATAAGCAAGAAAAACTTGCTGCTATTAGTCAACTACAGAACATACAAGCTACATTAGCAAGTTCGCCATTCACTTACTTGTTAGACGATACTCGAATTTACAATACGATTAACGAGTTTTGTAAGCTTTCTGGCTTGTATTCTGCTTATAAATATGTATTAGACCCACAGTCTGATGTTGCAAAACAACAAAAGGAAATGCAACAACAGTCACAAGCGGAAGCTAGCGCGAAAGCTGAGCAAGTTCAGGTGGCTCAAATGCAGATGGAGGCTTCTCTGGCGCAAGCTGAACTAGGCAAAGCGGAAGCTATGCAACAAAGTGTTAGGTACAAAGCGGAAGCAGAGGCGAATAAGCAAAAACTTGATTTGATGAAACATCAATACGAAGCTAAACTGGCTATTATTGAGCAACAGTATGAGCAAATGAAGATATTGGCTGATGACGCGAATAAGAGCGCTGATATGGAACTTCGTAATAAAGCTATGGATGTTGATGTATTTAAGACACTTACTACAATCAATGCACAAAAAGATATTGCATTAATTAACGCTAATTCTAAAGAAGCTAAGCCTGGTGAAGCAGCATGATTAATTATGAACAGCTAGTTGTTACAGAGTATATTCGTTATACTGAAAACTTTGGTGCGATATCTATGAAACAACTAGAGCAGCCTATCAAGTCGCTGACAGATATGCACTCACAAAATAATGAAGCAGTTATGCAGCAAATTAGTGATCTTGCAAACACTGTTCAAGGGCTACAAGAATCAGTAAATAGACCACGTATTAAGAGACCAATACGTGATGAAAATGGCTTAATAACGCATGTTATAGAGGAATAAAATGGCTTCTACTAGTTTTACAAACTTAACAAGAAACTTATGTATAGCAAGGCATAACTTTTCTAGTGATACACTAAAAGTTTTGCTTGTTTCAAGCGTCCCATCTGAGGCAAACTTAGACGCCTGGATTGCTCGGTCTGATGTCACGAACGAGATAACAGG